AAAAAGATCTATGATTCAGCAGTATTAGCTACTAATCAAGGGAACGTAAGAAGAGGTGCTGCCTCAGTCAATATTGATATTGAACATGGAGACTTTTGGGATTGGTTAGAGATTAGGGAACCTAAAGGGGATGTTAATCGTCAATGTTTAAACCTTCATCAATGCGTGATAGTATCAGACGATTTTATGCAAAGACTCGAACACGGCGATAAGGAAGCTCGACGCAGATGGGCAGCAGTGTTGAGGAAACGCAAGGCCACTGGCGAGCCATATATCATGTATAAAGGAAACGTTAACCGTCAGAGCCCAGAAGCCTATAAAAAGAACGGGCTTAAGGTATACATGACCAATATCTGTAGCGAGATCACTCTACATACTGATGAGAACCACTCATTTGTTTGCTGTTTATCTTCGCTAAACCTAGCAAAATACGATGAGTGGAAAGACACCGATCTGATCTATACTGCTACTTGGTTTCTGGATGGAGTCTTGGAAGAGTTTATCCAACGTGCTAAATACATGAGAGGATTTGAAAACTCAGTAAGATCTGCAGAAAAAGGTAGAGCTCTAGGCTTAGGCGTCCTAGGTTGGCACACTTATCTACAAAATAAGAATATCCCGTTTGATTCTCTACCTGCTCAGTTTGAGACCAGAAAGATCTTTTCTCAATTAAAGATTGAGAGCGAAAGAGCAAGTAGAGACATGGCTAGAGAATTTGGAGAGCCCCTATGGTGTGTTGGTACTGGAATGAGAAACACTCACTTAAGAGCCATCGCGCCCACCGTTTCTAACTCAAAGCTTTCAGGTAATGTTTCAGCGGGTATCGAGCCTTGGGCAGCAAACGTCTTTACCGAACAGACTGCAAAAGGAACCTTTATTCGTAAGAATCCATCACTAGAAAAAGTTCTTGAAAAGATTGGACAAAACACTCGAGAAGTTTGGGATCAGATCTTAATTGACGGCGGTTCTGTTCAGGGACTAGATTTTATGGATAACTATCGAGTAAAACTTGGAGAATCTAGCAACCCTATCACACTTAATAAGTTTTCTAAGCTTCCTGAAATTGAACAAAGTCAATATGTTCCTCTAAAGGAAGTATACTTAACATTTAAGGAAATAAATCAACTTGAATTAGTTCGTCAAGCCGGGCTACGACAGCAATATATAGATCAAGCAGTTTCCTTAAACCTAGCATTTCCGACTGACGCTGAGCCCAAGTTTATTAATCAAGTTCACCTAGAAGCATATCAATCAGGCATCAAGACCCTTTATTATATGCGAACTGAATCTGTTCTTAGAGGAGATATTTCTGCCAGAGCAATGGCCGATTGTTTAAGCTGTGATGGGTAACCATCAATAAAAACATAATATGATGCAGCAAATAACTTTTACTGCTTTTTTTAAATAAATAATAAAAAATCTAGTCTCATGCTTAAGTCATTCATTCAATTTATAAATGAGAATAAAAAAGATAATGAAGTTGACCCTTCTTTAAGTAAAAAATTTAATTTCTATTCTATTCCTGGAGGTAAGGGTAACTATAGATCAGCACAAATTACTATGGATGATTACCCTGGAATAATTACAAAATATGGGATTAAAAACATTATTAGAATGAATGGAGATGGACACGATTCTAAACACAGAGGAGCATATCCGGAAACTTCTAGAAGGGAGGAAGAAGAGATGTGTAAAAAATTAGGTTGTACCTTTAATTTTATAAATGCCCATGAAGGATATTTATCTGGAAAAGGGTATGTGGGGTCATTGAAAAAAATATTACCTATTCTAAAGAAAGGAAATACATTGGTTCATTGTGCACATGGGGCGGATAGGACAGGGTATGTAGTTGCTTCCCACCTTCGGGATATTGGAGTGATGGTGGATAAAGATAAATTGTGGGAATATACAACTCAATATAATGGTTGGCAAAATATGGTAAATAAAGGAAATTTTTTCGGAACTGGATATGCTAAATATGCTGATGCTTTTTACCCTATACAAGAATTAAAAAAGAAACATAAAATAATTAAAAAAATATAAAACAGTAAATACCTTTTACTGCTTTTTTTGTTTAGATAAATAATAAAAAATCTAGTCTCATGCTTAATTTCAATCAATTCATAAATGAGAGTAAAGACAATGAATTTGAATCTATCGAAAAAGGAGACACCATTCGCTGGATGGGAACTCGGTGTCAAGTTAAAAGAGCAACTGACGGTGTGATCACGATCGCTGGAAAAAACAAAGACATCCAAATAAATCGAGGAATGTGGAAGGAGAGAGGAGGAGTCATTATCGAAAAAAAGAAAGATTCTAACAAAGATGAAAAATAAACACATTAAAGGATATTCTGATTTTTTATTTGAACAGGACACGGCAGCCCCACCACCAATGCCTGGAGCTCCACCGATGCCTGGAGCACCTGGAGCACCCGGTGCAAAACCAGTGGAATATAAATTCATATTTATGACTGGCCCAGAAGATGCAGGTACTTCTCGAAGAAAATATCCAGACGGTAGTGTAGTTATCGAATATCCATGCTATTCTATTAAAAAAGATAAATTACAAGCTTGGATCAAGGAAAACATCATTTCTTCAGAAAAAAATGAGTTGAACAAGCCCGAAATAGAGATTCGTCAGAAAAGCTTAGAGGACATAATTAAAGGAGATCGTACTAATATCTCAAGCGACGATCTTCCATTTATTGAAAAGTTAAAAAACGCAGTGTCAGCCAACCTAATTGCTAAAAAATTATCAGACGTTACTGTTGTTTTCTCAAACAGTACCCCGACCACTGATGAGATTGAGGTGACTTTTATAAAACATAAGAGATAATGCTTAAATCGTTCATTCAATTCATAAATGAGAGTGTGGAGAGCAAGGAAGAGTTTGTCAAGAGATTAGCTCAGACTCTAATCACCAAGATTCGTACCTCTTCAATGGAAGAGAGTACCGAATACTCTGTTTTTTCTGGAATGGAATTTATTGAACCATTTACGTTTGACCTAATCATAAACGTTCGTCGAGACTCTTCACCCGACTTTGAAGAAGACAGCCACTTTGAGGATTTACCCTGGGAAAAGCTAAACTATGATAAGCTAGGCTACAGCATAGATGCTAATACTCGAATGAGTCGTGATCAGTCAAGCGTGCCAAAAATCATATTCCATATCATCTTAAATCCTAGAAAGGAACCTCTTTTATACAGCAAACTACAGTATCGATTAATCGATATCCTAGCGCATGAAACAAATCATCTAGATCAGTTAGGAATGAATCGTACTCCTTTTAATTCTCACGTAAGCAGTAAAAGTGAACGTGAAGGAGCTAAAAAAAGTTATCGATACTTTTTACTAATGGATGAAATAGAATCGATGATTGAAGGAATGTATCAAAGTTCAAAGGAACAGGGTTGTCCAATCGATCAAGTATTCGATGACTACCTTCTACCGTTTATTGAATCTGGATATATGAGCGAGTCAGAATACAAACACGTAATGGAAGCATGGGTTACCCGAGCAGTAGAATTATATCCAGACGCTACTTTTTCAAGTAAAGTAGACGATATCGTTAACTCAATATAAAAACCAAATCCATCTTATTAAGTATAATACTCTAAAAAAGTATTAAATATGAACGATTTTGAAAAATTAAAAGCGGAGATTGCATCAGCACAGTCTGCAATCTTTGAACCTATTGTTTCTCTTGTATCAGCCGCAGAAGACGATGCTGATAAGTATTATGGAAAAGGCGTAAAAAGCGCTGGAAACAGACTTAAAAAGAAAATGCAAGAGATCAGAAAAGCAATCAAGCATCCAGCAGTTAAGGCTGAGATGACCAAAATTCAAGAAGGAGCAAAAAATCTTCGTCAGACTTTGACCGACGAAATCTCTTCTAAGTAATTTACTCCCCCAACCTATAAACAAAAAAAATGCCTCTTTTTGAGGCATTTTTTTTGTTTTTTAAAAACTTTTATCGAATTACCAGTAAAAGAATATAAAAATAACAAAAATTATGACAGATTTTTTTGATTTACCAGAAGAGAGCTTTTCAAAGAAACCTCAGGCTGGTGGCAGTAAAAAAGTGGATCCAAACATCTATGATCCAGATCCAAATGCGCACAGCGGTTCGTATAAATCAGTTTTTCGATTTATCCCGTATGTGTTTGACAAAACCAAGAGCAAGTACACCAAGTACACTGCTAAGTTTTGGAATCCTTTAACTAAGGAATCCGTAATCGTTGATTGTCCATCAAACGTTGAAAAACCATCAATTCTTTGGACCCC